CGCATACCGGCTGTGCGCCCGTGATCTGTTGTCGTTTATCATCGGATCACAAAAGGGCTACGTCTGCAACCGGCTATCTAACGAGCTGACATCTGCTCTCATGCGATTCATGGCGGCAGTTGACCGTGGAGAGTCGCCACGTTTGCTCGTTAAGGCCCCACCGAGGCACGGCAAGACACACATCGTATCAGAGCGTCTTCCGGCATTTATCCTCGGCAATGACCCATCCAAAAAAGTGGTAGTTACATCGTATGGAAAAGATCTGTCTGCGCTCTGTACTCGCAAATCGCTTGAGTTGGTTAACTCGGAGTATTACCGAAAAGTATTCCCGCAGACGAAACTATCGATTGAGCGATCTGATGAGTTTGAGACTGCTGACGGAGGCGGTTATTATGGTGTCGGTATTGGCGGTGGTCTCACTGGCCGTGGTGCTGATTATCTCATAGTCGATGATCCTCTCAAGGGATGGGCTGATGCAAGCAGTCAAGCGAAACGCAATGCGATATGGGAGTGGTACACATCGGTTGCGTACACACGGCTCCTTCCAGGAGGCGGCGTGCTTGTGATACAGACACGATGGCACAATGATGATCTCGCAGGGCGATTGATCGACATGGGCGGATTTGAGGTACTTGACTTCCCTGCTATCGATGATGCCGGTTGCGCTCTCGATCCTGTGCGGTATCCACTCGACAGGCTAAACGACATAAAAGCCACCATCGGATCATCGGCATGGCGTGCGCTATACATGCAACAGCCAAGCGACACAGAGGGTGCGATAATCAAGCGTGGCGACATGCAGTATTTCGATGCTTCACCGCCATCATCCGGCAAATGGTGCGTTTCTGTGGATGCCACTTTTAAGGATGGGGTTAACAGCGACAATGTGAGCATCCAGGTATGGCAGGAGCATGATAAATCTTTTTACTGCCACGATAACGATACACGCCGCATGGGTTTCAGCGACTCCCTGACCGCCATCGAAGCCATGATGACACGATACGATCAGCACAGACCGGCACTCGTAATCGAGGATAAGGCGAACGGCTCTGCCATCATCGACACTCTGCGCCGCAAGTACTCTCGGATCATCCCGATTGATCCACAAGGCGGCAAGGTCTCACGGGCAATGGCAATTCAGCCAGTCACAGAAGCAAAACGAGTGTATATTAGATACGGGGCGGCATGGGTGGACTCTATGCTGTGCGAGATAGCCGACTTCCCGACAGGCAAGCACGATGACCAGGTGGATGCCATGACGCAGGGATTGAATTATCTTGAAAAGGATCAAACAGCATTCAAGTCATTCAATGCGAACTTTATCTAAGGTGGAAATATGAATCCTGTAAACAACAACGTCGGCGCGGTGGACATCATCGCCATGAATCCGAATGTGGTGATCGATCACATGTATTCCTACACAGGCCCATTCCGTGATGGCACTGCGCTTATCCCGCATCCCGTGGAGCGCATTGAGAAGTATGCAGAGCGTCGGCAGTTTTCGTGCATGACGAATACCTTTGCAACCATCGTAGATGCAACATGGAAGCCGGTGTTTGATAATCCTGTTGTACGCGAAACTGAATCCGATTCGTTCCGGCAGTTCCTCGGCAACGTGGATAACCGAGGAACGCCAATTGGACTATTCATGCGCCATGTTGCAAGGGAGACAAAGAAGCATTCGACGCTGTTCATTGTGATGGATAATTTCACCGAAGCCGATATGCCGGAGACAGAATACGAGGCACGCAATGCACGCGCTCTGCCGTATGTGTATACAAAGAAGCCACAGGATGTGAAGGAATACACTCTCGACCGATTCGGGAATGTTGTGTCTATCACTTTCGCAAATGGCGTATTTGTTGATACAGACGGGAAAAAATATCAGCAATATCTCGATATAACCGGAGAGGCATTCACGTCATACTACGTCAAACAGAGCGACAAAGGCGAAATAAAGACTATCATCGACCAATCGCAAAACCCGATTGGATTCGTGCCGGTTATTATCTCCCGCGATGAACAGCCGGAAGTCGGGGTGCTGTGCCCTGAGCCTCGTATGTACTCTGTTATGCGAGTGTGCTTTGTGATCTACAACAAAGATACAGAGATGCGTGAGATCGACAGACGGCAGTCATTCTCTACGGCGTATTTCTTTGGCACAGATGCTCCATCGCCCGGCACAGGCAACGCACTTCTGCTGCCTGTTGACTCAAAACCACCGGGATTCCTTGAGCCTAATCCCGGCATTCAGGGCACGAATATCGAGGGTGCAAAGTACTATCAGGATAATTTGTACCGCATGTGTGAGCAGACCGGCGTGATCGGAGTCAAGAGTGCGTCAAGTGGTGTCGCACTTGCATTTGAGTTTATGGCGCGTGATTCTGTTCTCGCAGAAACCGCATCGATCTGTGAAGCAGTCGAGTATCAAATGGCGATGCTGTTCAGCAAGTGGACTAATACCGAAGTGAAGTACGTTTGCAAATATGACCGATCATACACTCCGTCCGACGATGCGATGCAGATCAAGGTTATCGATGAGGTGCTGATAAACGCCGATCGTGTGCCGTCCCGCATACTCAAAGACGCTTACAGATGGCTTGCGCGGCGCGTGAATCCTGCAATCAGCGATGAAGAACTCGACGTTATGGAAGAAGAGATCGAGATCCGCAAACAGGATGATATGCAGTCTGGCGGAACAGATGCAGAGGATGACGATCAGAATGATGATACGACAGCATGAGCAAATACGCTCAATTGATAGACGAAATACGCATGGCGGAGGTTACCGGCTCTCCGTGCGTTCTCGTCACTTGCTATCACGTAGATGGTGAATCAGCAACAGACGTACACCACAGCGGGATACCGCTACACTCGGTCGTCGGGCTGCTCGCATACGGGCAACACATAGCAACGCACAAAACAGAGTTTAGGCCGGTGAACAATGGCGACTAAAAAGCGACGCAATCCAAACGCTAAGAACGTCGATAAGTCGGTGCGCAAGATCGACAAGTTGGCTGATAAGTATCGCGGCATCCTCAAAGAGTCGATAGAAGCCGGTAACGATCCGCGCACCGCTGCACGCATCGCATTTGAGCGTACTGGATGGATCGATGAGACAACAGGTATAATCGGTGATGGTATCGCGGCATCTGTTAAAACGGTATCTGCCGGTATTTCATTCTCAAAAAAAACCTATCTCAACAAAGTATTCGACGGTGTGAAATTGTCGGATCGCATTGTATCGATGGGCGAACTGTCATCGGCGGCTGTAGGTGATACCATCCGGCAGAATCTTGCAGACGGTGCCGCATGGAATCGCATGGCAAAGAGCATAGAGCGCACCGACCTGATCGGGAGTGATCCAACCAAGCGACTTGGCAAGCTGACCGAAGCGGCTCGGCGTGCATGGGCGGGGAATGATCCTGCCGCTGTTGATGCGTACCGTAGAGAGGTGGCACGATTCGAGGCGCACGTCGCACGGTTGCTCGAGAATGATTCTCCTCTTGGCGGTCTCAAGCGTGCATACGCAAAGGTGCTGAAAGCGACCGAGACAGGATCAGAATCGGCACTACAAAAGGCCATTGATAACGCAGTGCAGAAGAAAATGGCGTATAATGCACAGCGGATCGCTCGTACAGAGATGCAGAGGGCATGGGGTATACAGACGCTCAAGGAGTATAAAGCTGACCCGGATGTAGGCGGAGTGCTATGGGTGACGTCGAGTGATGAGCGTCTGTGCGATGTGTGCGAGTCGATTGCCAATGACGACATAGGATACGGCAAGGGATTCTACCCATTCGACAAAATCCCTGATTACCCAGTGCATCCGAATTGCCGATGCAATTTGCAACCGGCGACAAAAGATGAATTTGAAAAATAGGGGCCGCGACGGTCGAGAGGTTTAATGGTGGAGCCGGTGCGAAGTGATTCGACCGGCTTTTTTGTTGCACGCAGTCGCAAAAATGCTACTGTTGCAAAAATGCTACCACGAGTCGCGTTCCTGCATTATATTAAAGTGTAACAACATCAACAAGGGGCATTTATGCGACTTATTATGCTTATTCTTGCGGCTCTGATTATCTCTGCTCCGGTTGCGGCACAGCAGATTTGGCTCACAACCGAGTCAAAGATCGACATCGACACCGTGTACACACAGCGGTACGGTCAGGCAGTTGATGTTGCAGGAGCGTCAACTTTCCGCATTTTTGTGAAGTGCGACGACATCAGATCAGCAGGATATGCAAGCGACTCATGCGTGCTGTACTCCGGCTATCGCACCATGTGGGTTACAGGCGACAAGCTCGGAAACAAAGACACCATTTTTTCTGCTATCACATGGATGGATACGCTTTCGATCAAATCAATGGATACCTCATCCGTTACCGGATACGCTGTTGATGTCACGCCGCAGATCAATGCTCCTGCGGGGCAGTATATGCAGTGCGTGATTAAACCGGCTGTCGGCACTCGTATCGGTAAATCTATCGGGTGGGTGATGGCAGAGATTCAGCGTATCGGTGGGACTTACATGTATCAGCGCAAATAATTTTGATTCTCAGCGGGTGATCCGCACAAGATAAACACAACAATGCCGGTGATCGGCGGGGGTTACAATGGATTTTTCAAGCGCAATCGAAGCCGTAAAAGGCAACGAGAATCTTGCTGATGCTGTGGGGGCGATCCTCGCACATGTTGATAGTCTGAAAAAAGAATCTATCGGGCACCGTCAAAAGGCATCTGAAATTGAGGGGAAACATTCGCCTCTGCTCAAGATTTTGAGCGACAACGGGCTTGACACGGCTAACGATATTGGCGAGCAGCTTGCAGCTTTGCGAAAAGCGCCTGCAACAATCGCCGATGATTCAACCAAGAAACTTTCGGCACTTGAAAAACGTCTTGCTGATTTTGAATCGGCCAACAAGTCGCTCTCTGAAAAGGCAAAAAGGAAAACCATCGAGGCTACCTTTATGTCGACATTCAACGAGAATTTCTACAACGCAGGCGCAACAATGCGCGACGCTGTTGCAAATGGGATTCTCGGAGTTGACGAGGATGACAAGCCTTTTGTAAAAATCGGCGACGAAACATTTGATCCGGCAACCGGCATCATAAAATTGCGCGAACATCCAGAATACAAGGATGGCGCGAAGAACAGGCAAAACGCAGGCGGCGGTTCATCCGGCGCAAGCGGAAGCGAAAAAGCAGACTCGCAAAAAGAAAAGATTGATTTTATCAAGTCTCGAAGAAATACCTACTAAGGAGAAATCATGTCGAACACGTTTAAGACCACTACCGAACTTGCTGAATACTCAGCTCTCTTCCTCGACTCCGAGCTTGGCCTTGCCAACCGTGTGAGCCGTCAGGCCCAGCAGGTCTACGCAGCCGGAACTGGTTCGACCGTCCGCATTCCAATCCGCAATCCTCTGTCAGATGTTGACGAGTACACCGCTGGCAGCGGAACCGTGACTGCAACCGATGTCGTCGAGACGTCTGTTGACCTCACGCTGACCAAGCATTTCTACAAAGCCGCCAAGATGACCGCGATCAACAAATCACTCGACATTCGCAGCTTTGCTGATCAGGTTCTTTTCCCTCTCGTGCAGTCAGTCGCTCAGGGTGTTGACAATCTTGTTGCTCGTGAAATGCGCCTGTTTGCTCGCAACCTTACCGGTACTGCCGGTACTGTTCCGTCGACCGTTGCGCATTGCACCGCCGGTGTTCTGAAGCTGATGGAATCGAAGATCAACGCAGGTCAGGGCTATCTTGCCGCTCTCACTCCCGGTTCATGGGCAGGACTCATGGGCGCTGTCGAAATGAAGAGCAACGATTACGGAATGACGCAGAACGCAGGCATGGCCGCAGGTCAACTCTCTCCCGTTTCCGGCATCCGCGAGTTTTTCACAACTCAGAACCTCGGCACGTTTAATTCAGGCGACACCGCAGGAACAGTGGTTGTCAAGGGCGCATCGCAGACCGGCACTTCCATCATCATCGATGGTTTCACCGCAGCGACCGGCACCGTCAAGCAGGGAACGCGCCTCACGTTTGCTGCCGATTCTCAGGTTTACACCGTTATGGCCGATGCAACCATCGCCGATAACGAAACCACGATCACGGTCTACCCGTCAAAGGCTGTTGCTGCCGCCAATGATGCCGCTGTGACCTTCGCTACTGCTTTCAAGGAATCGTACATCTATCACCCCGGTTGCATCGCCGCGGCTATTGTCGCCCCGGCTCCTCTTGCGGCTAACTCATCGGTAATTCAGGTCAACGGCCTGTCTCTCCGCGTGAGCTACTTGCAGAGCGGCCTTGACGAAATCGTAGCGGTCGATACGCTTGCCGGTGTGAAGATCGTTCACCCCGAAGGCGGCGTAGTCTTTCAGGGCTAATAGATCGGGGAGGGGCATAACGTCCCTCCCCTTTCACTCTTTCTTTATACGGGGCGATCATGGCATACACAGGTGCAGAAGGTACATATCTCAAGTCAACGGACATCACCGACTTTCTTGCAAAAGAATTGGTTGATGCTGATGCTCCCCATGTGCCGTCGTGCTTTGTGTTTGCAGATGCCTCTGTCTTGCGTGTTGCCGGAAAGAATAACGTGTCGGCCGGTTCAATCCGGTTGAATGATGACGGATCGCTCTATGATTGTTTTCTGAAAGAATACGCTATAACTGCGTTCAATTGGAAGCTGTACAAGGGCTATTCAGGAGCGTTCAATTTCACCGACACCGGATCGCTTTCCGACAGTTCAGCATACGACAAGTACGACAAAATGGCGCAGGAATGTGAAGCGCAGATGATCCGACTTGATGCGCAGATTACCCCATCGACGATTACCGGCACGGCGACAGACTCGAAGGGGTATGCAGCTACTGTCGACTTCCTTCGGGGGTAATATGTCGGCATCATTTCGCATTGCCAACGCTGATTCAATAGCGCGCAAGATGCTTCTGTTGGGGCCGCAAGTGGTCTCGGCGGTTCGTCGGGAGTTTATCAAGATCGGTCGTGAGATCGTGATTGATGCGCGAAATAGCCATCGGTTTCAGAATCGCACCGGACAGCTTCAAAATTCCATAGAAGCAGAAGTGACGCCGGACGGCAAGACTTTGACAGTACGAGCAGGGCGTAAGCTGGCTCAACAGTATGCAGAGTCAACGCATGAGGGACACGGTTCATGGGCACGCGAT